TACGTTGTTTCCGGTGGCGCGACTCTCAGCTTTTCCGAACGGTTCTAAATTTGAGCTGTCTCCGGGCATTCACGACAGTTCCTCTTTCCCGAAAGAAGTTAAGGACCACTGGGCCTTTAAAGCCTATGCGCGCCCGATTGACGAAGTCGACCTGGCGAACGAGCAGAGCAATGAAGACCTTTCCGCGAGCCTTGTTCTCCTGGCAGAAGAAAATAACACCCTGAAAGCGCAACTGGCTGAGCATGAAAAAACCATCACCACGCTGGGGAATGAAAACACAGACCTGAAAGCGCAACTGGCCGCTGCTCAGGCACCAGCAGGCGGTAAACCTGCAGATAGTACGGACAAAACCGATAACACCGGCGGGGACGCGAAAAATGCCAAAAAACAGCAGGCTTCCGACTAACGATCAGTTCCGCACCGACTTTCCCGAGTTCTCCGATAAAACCCGCTACCCTGACCCCTCAGTGAATTTCTATCTGGGGCAGGCTGATTCACTCCTGAATCAGGACGTGCAGGGCGATCAGTTCGTCTACCTGGCCGAACTATTCACGGCTCACTATACGGAGCTGCGCGGCCGCACGCTGGCCGCCGCTGCCGCTGGTGGAGTGAATAGCAACGGCGCGGCAGGTGTCGTGTCCTCTAAGTCCGTGGATAAGGTTTCAGTGAGCTATGACGTGTCCGGGGTAATCAATCCGGATGCCGGTTTCTGGAATAGCACCGCCTACGGGCGCGAGTTCTACTGGTGGTGGTCGATGTTCGGCGCTGGTGGCAGGCAGCTGCTATGAAAAGCGGGTTAACGGTTCGTGCTGATAACTCCGTGGCTGTTCTGGAGTCCCTCCGGCAGCTATCCGGAATGGATGTGCTGGTGGGAATACCCGAGGACAAGGCAGGGCGTGAGGATGGCTCCCCGATTAATAACGCGGAACTGGGCTACCTCCACTCGACGGGCGCAACGGTGGAAATCGACGGTACGACGGTCACGCTTCCCCCCCGTCCTTTTCTGGATATGGGGATCGAGGATTCAAAACCCCGAACCACTGCACACCTCAAGGCAGCGGCAACCGCCGCGCTGGAGGGGCAGACTGAAGCAGCAGTGCGTGAGCTGGAGAGCGCCGGACAGATTGCTCGTGACGCTGCAAAAGCCGTTATCGGTGCTGGTGACCGGTTGCACCCACTTTCTGAGAAAACCCTCGAACGCAGAAGGACCGAGGGCATTCCCGGCGAAAAGCCGCTGTATGCCCACGGATACCTGTTGCGCTCAATTAACTACGTCGTGAGGAAAAAATAATGCCTCTTCTCGATGTGAGCGATGTTCTTCTCGATCCCGACTTCATGGACACCAGTCTGGTGTGTCACCGGCAAGTTCAGACGGTGGATGAGGACAATTTCACGAAAAACACAGCTCAGGATATCCCATTCTCTGGCGTGGTAACGGTTGATCGTTCTCTGGAAGCCAGGCGAATGGAGGCAGGCCAGAACATCAGCGGTGCGATCCTCATCGTGACGCAGTTCAGGTTAACTCAGGGCCAGCCCGGTACAGACAGCACCCCGCGACTTGATGCCGATATCGTGACCTATAACGGACGCGACTATCGCGTGACGTTCGTCGACCCGTACACCAGTTACGGCGCCGGATTCGTCCAGGCACATTGTGAGTTGGTGGATTTTAACGGAGGGACGCCAGTTGAGTAACGACAGCACCGTGCGCGGGTATCTGACGCCTGTCGGGGATAGCCCACAGTATGACGAGGAGCTGGAGCGAGAAATTAGCCGGTGGATTCGTGGTGTTTCTGGCCTGCAGGCCTCTCTGGTTTTCCCCCGATGGACTGACCCGCAGCCGCAGATCCCAAACAACGGGGTGACGTGGTGCGCCTTCGGTATCACTACCGTTCCCCAGCCGTTAAGCCAGTCCGATGTTCAGGTTTCAGAAGAACAGTCCGAGCAATGGACATGGGAACAGGTAACGGTGATTTGCTGCTTCTATGGCCCTCTGGGGGCCAACACTGCATCAACTTTCCGCGCGGGGATATTCGTCGAGCAAAACAACGCCGAACTGAATCGCTCGGGGCTTTCGCTGGTGGAGGCCGGGACTATCTACAACCTGCCAGAGCTCATTAATAACCAGTGGGTGAGGCGCTACGACCTCACCATCACGTTGTCCCGCAAAAACATTCGTACCTACAACGTCCGGACGCTGCAAGATGCGCCCGTCTCATTTTTCGGAGACTAAATTATGCCGCAGGGATTACCTGTATCTAACGTCGTTAATGTCGACGTGATCATTGGGCCGCGTGCGGCTACTGGTCGAAACTTTGGTTCACTGCTCATTCTCGGGAGTTCAACGGTTATCCCGGTTTCTGAGCGTATTCGCCTCTACTCATCCCCGGAAGATATCGGCACTGATTTCGGCGTTGATAGCCCGGAATATGAAGCCGCTACGGTGTATTTCTCGCAATCACCGAAACCTCAGCAAGTGTATGTCGGTCGCTGGGCTAAAACGCTGGTATCAGCTGAAAGTGGTTCGGCGGAAACGTTGCTGCAGGCGGTGAACGCCGTTCTGAATTACACGAACTGGTACGGCCTGGCCGTGGCTGACGATGAAGATATCGACGATGCCGACTGGCTGAGCGTGGCCGCCGCGATCGAGGCCTCCAGTCTCAGCCGAATTCTGGCAATTACAACGGCAGATCCTGAGACGGTAAACGCGACCTCCACTACCGACCTGGCTTATAAGCTGAAGGCGGCAAAATACGCTCGCACGTTTGTGCAGTATTCCACCAGCAGCAAGTACGCCGCACTGTCTGCATTTGGTCGCGCGTTCACGGTGAATTTCAACGGCAGCAACACCACCATTACCCTGAAATTCAAGCAGGAGCCGGGGATCACCTATGAAACCCTGACCACCAATCAGGCGGCGGCGCTGGATGCCAAAAACTGCAACGTATTTGTGTACTACCAGAACGATACGGCCATCCTGCAGCAGGGCGTAATGTCCAGCGGTGATTTCTTCGATGAGCGCCACGGGCTCGACTGGTTGCAGAACTATGTTCAGACCAACCTGTATAACCTGCTCTACACCAGCACAACCAAAGTCCCACAGACTGATGCGGGTGTTACGCGCCTCCTTTCTAACGTTGAGAAATCAATGGATCAGTCTGTCAAGAACGGGCTGGTGGCTGCTGGCGTATGGAACGGTGGCCCGATTGGGCAGCTGGATTCCGGCGACACGCTGACAAAAGGGTATTACGTCTACGCGCAGCCGATTTCCGAGCAGGCGCAGGCAGACCGTGAAGCACGTAAGGCACCGGTTATTCAGGTGGCCTGTAAACTGGCGGGGGCGGTTCATTTCGCTGATGTGCAGATCAACGTCGTTCGCTAAGGAGAACATGAATGGCTACTTATTCTTTTATGGACGTCACGGCGTCCCTCTCCGGCCCGACCGGCGAGATTGATCTGGGCTATGGTTCCGCCAGTTCAGAGGAGGGGATCACCGTTGCAATGGGCGGACCCAAAAACACCATGACCATCGGTGCTGACGGCGAAGTGATGCACAGCCTGCACGCGGATAAAAGCGGCACGGTAACCGTCAACCTTCTTAAGACCTCGCCGACAAACAAAAAGCTGTCGCTGGCGTACAACGCGCAGAGTCAGTCCTCAGGCACCTGGGGAAACAACGTCATTGTGATCCGAAACAAGGTAAGCGGAGACATCATCACGGCGCGCAGCGTGGCGTTCCAGAAACAGCCGGATAACGCCAACGCTAAGGCCGGAAATACGATGCCCTGGGTGTTTGACTGCGGCAAAATCGACCAGGTACTCGGAGAGTTTTAACAGATGGAATGCTCAATCAAAGGCCACGATTACCGCGTGGCAAAACTCAGCGTTTTGACCAGCTGAAAGTGACCCGTAAGTTGCTGCCTGTGCTGGCGGGCATGATGTCAGATTTCGGGAGCATTCGCTCCCTGCTGCCTGCCGACGGCAAAATCGACACCGTAAAATTCGATCAGTTGAAACCGGTGTTTGAAACCCTGCTTCCGCGTATCGCTGAGGAACTGTCTTCCCTGACTGAAGAAGACACCAACGCGATTATTCATCCTTGCCTTGCTGTTGTGTCACGTAAGCACATGGACGGATGGACGCCAGTATTTAACAGCGGGCAGTTGATGTTCGACGATATCGACCTGTTGACCATGCTCCAGCTGGTGGCGCGGGTGGTCGCCGATTCGCTGGGAAATTTTTTGCCCGTGAACCCTACCAGCGCGACGCTGGACCAGCCTCAGGGCTAACCCTCAACAGCCTGCCTGACGGGTTGTCTTATCTCCTTGACCCGGTTGATGCCGGGTTAATCCCTTATTACGCGCTGAAGGATGGATCAGTCGATCTGTGCGATATCGCGCTGATGAATGACCATCTGGCCGTTAAGGCTGACAACCAGCGCCGTATTGAGAAATGGAGAGAGGATAATGAACGCTGAGACTATTAAAGATTTCCTCGTATCGCTCGGCTTCGATATCGACGAGGCAGGCGCGGCTAAATTTGATTCAGTCCTTGCAGGTACGACCGCAAATGCCATCAAAATGGGGCTGGCCGTCGAGGGGGCCGCGCTTTCTGTGGTGGCCTACACGGCGAAAATTGCCTCCGGTCTGGATAACCTCTACTGGGCGTCACAACGTACTGGTGCGACCGTTCAGGGTATTCAGTCGATTGGTTACGCTGTTTCTCAGATGGGCGGCAGCGTGGACGCAGCACGCGGCTCACTGGAAAGCCTCTCCCGATTTGTACGTAACAATCCCGGTGCGGAAGGTTTTCTGAACCGTCTTGGCGTACAGACGAGAGACGCCAGCGGGAACATGCGCGATATGGCCGCCATTTTTACGGGTGTCGGTCAGAAGCTCAGCAGCATGCCGTATTACCGGGCTAACCAGTATGCGCAGATGCTGGGTATTGATGAAAATACCCTCATGGCGATGCGCCGTGGTGTGGGCGGTTTCTCCGGACAATACAGCGCGATGGCGAAGGCTATCGGTTTCAATGCTGATGAGGCGGCCAGAAGCTCCAACAAATTCATGACCTCCCTGCGCGAGTTCGGCGCGATGGCTGGCATGGCCCGCGACAAAATCGGCTCTAACCTTGCTGGTGGTCTGGCGGGTTCGCTGGATACCCTGCGCCGTCACATACTGGATAACTTCCCGCGTATTGAGCAAACGCTGACGAAAGCCATAAAAGGCATTCTGGCGCTCGGGGATATTATCGGGCGGCTGTTCTTCCGACTTATCGAAGGTGCATCAGACCTTATCACCTGGTGGCAATCGTTGGACAAGCAGACGCGGGAGCTGATCTCGTTGTTTGGCGCGTTGACGATAGCGCTGCGTATTCTGAACAGTACGTTCTGGATGTCGCCGATTGGCCTGATTACCGCGCTGGCGGCGGGTATTGCTCTCCTGTGGGAGGATTACAAGACCTGGAAGGAAGGCGGTCAGAGCCTGATTGACTGGGGGAAATGGAAACCTGAAGTTGACGCCGCGCTGAAGATGGTTCGTGACCTGAAAGCGACCGTTAACGACCTGGCGAAAGCACTGGCGAAGTTGCTCAATATTGACCCCAAATCATGGTCCCTGAAGTGGGATTTCAGTAACTTCATCGACCAGATGGGCGAGTTCAGCAAAATGCTGAATATGATCGCCGACCTGCTTAACGCCATCAAAGATGGTCGCTGGGCTGATGCCGCCAGCATCGGCAAACAGTTGCTTAATCAGGGAAGTGATAAGCCGTCAGCAATGCCAATGGTGACCGACAGCGCCAACGGTACCGCCGACTGGATTAAAGAGCACTGGGGATTCGATCCTCGCAGCGTGGGCCGAACGGTGCGCGGCTGGTTTGGAGATAATGGACCAGATCAGATAGGACAGGCTGCAAAGCGGGGCGAGCGCAATAATAACCCCGGAAACCTGAATTTTGCAGGTCAGGCAGGGGCTGAACTTGAGCGCCCCGGTGGCAGGTTTGCCCGATTCGAAACCGCCTTTGATGGTTTGCGCGCGCTTTCGCGCCAGCTGATGCTGTATGCCGGGAGAGGGATTAACAGTGTGGAGAAAATTATATCTACATGGGCTCCCGCATCAGATAACAACAATACCGCTGCCTATATTCAGGCTGTTTCTCAGCGGCTGGGGGTAGATCCTCGCGTTGCCCTGAATATGAAAGATCCACAAACCATGTCTGCATTAATGAGCAGCATTATTCATCATGAAAATGGGCGAAACATCTATTCGAGGGAATTAATCGGGAAGGCTGCCGTCGCAGGAATTGGCGGTGCTCAGGTTAGCCAGAAGAACACTTATCACATCTACGGTGGAGGTGATCCGCGTTCTGTTGGTACTGAGGTCGAGCGCCGGCAGCAGTCGGCGAACGCCCAGGTTATGCGCGGCAATCAAACGAAGGTGGGCTAATGGATATTCTCTCTACGCTCTTTCAGCAGCAGAGCCGGAAAATAGGAGTGATTGTCCCCAGCGTGGTTGTTTCTGAGAAGCATAGCGACACGCTGGAGATAACAGAGCACCCGGTTGAGGTTGGGGCGGCCATCGCAGACCATGCCTATAAAAAACCGTCTGAAGTGGTAATGGAGGTCGGTTTCGCTGGTGGCGGTTCGTTGCTGGATTTCGCCAGTAACCTGACGGCTACCAGCTTACTCGGCCTGAGCCCGCAGCAGACATATCAGGAGATACTCGACCTG